TGTATATTTGTCGTTAAAGTTGTCAACTAACATCTTCCAAGCCAATAATCTGACCTCTTTAGGTTGTTTTGAGTAATCTTCGTTGATAGTACTCAAAACTTTATCAGAATTTTGTGATTTTCCAGTCAAATGTTCCATCAAAGTTGACTTACACTCAACATATTGTTTAGGATTGTCCGAATTTGTGTATTCGAACAACTTATATATCGATGCATTCTCTTTGTAGTTACTTACTCTGTACTTAAAAAAGTCTTCCAACACAAAATTCTTCTTAATGTCTTTGATTAAGTTGTACTTTTGTTTGTTTAAGGCAGTTTCAGTAAGTTTACCCCTCTCATTGAGTATAATGTTGATGAATTCACCTGCTTTATACTCTGAATCGAATGATTCTTTGATGGCAGATTGGTACAATTTCAATTCTTTAGCCAATTCTGTTCTCTTTCCGAAGTGTTCTTTGATAATTACGGTCGCCATTGAATCTTTATTGTTCAATGTATCAGTCGCAATTTGTCTTACCAACAATTCGAACAGAATGCCTGTGTTTTTGTACTTACTATGCTTAATATTTTTCATTACTTCCTTACATTTTCAGTAAAGTAACCTATATATTTGTTAATAAATATCTCAATTATCAGAATTCAATATATTTTTTTCATCCAATAGCGATGGTTCGTTAATAGAATCATCTGTTTTGAGTGATTCAATGATTATCTTTTTACTTTTTACCTTTGATTTCATTTTTGATAACATTGTATCGGTTACTTCTTTGTTTACAACTTCATTTGCATTATAGGAATGACTTATGGAATCTGATTTGATGTCAATTCCTTTGTTTCCTAATGGATCTCTACCAAATGGTGACTTATCTTTACCATAAGTTCCACCCTCTTTGGGTCGTCCTGCTCCTTCGAAACCACCTTCAGGTGAACCACCTTCGTTTTCACCAAATGGGTTACCACCACCTCCACCACCATCACCTTCTTGTTGTGATAATGCGGCTAAGTCATGTGGAGTTCCAAATGATTCACCAGTTTTGGCTGGGTCGTTACCTTCAGATTCGATTTGTTCGTGTCTGAACTGAAGTTTCAAGTCATTGATGACTTTGTATTGTTCCATCTTCCACTCATCTTCACTCATATTGAAGATATTCTTATACATCCACTCTTGAGATAACATCTTTAAGTCTTTCATATCACTAACAAGACTAACCTTTTCACTCCATAGGTTTGCTTTCTCTTGCTCATAGATAATCGATGGTGTAGTCAACTCTAATTCGAAGTTTACTAATTCATCGTCCTCATATCCTTGAGCGTATAGGTGTACGATTGCTATTTTAGTCAATTCAGAAAGAACAATCTTTTGGATTCTCTCTACCGATCGAGCAAATCTGATATCTTCTTGTGCAAGAGTTGCCTTACCTTCAACACCCTCTTCATATCCAATAAATGCTTTTGGAACTTTGAGTGCTGCCATCATTCTGTTCTTTAGATATTCGATATCATCGATACCACCGAACTCCATACCACTTAGGGAATCGATTTCAGTACCACTCTGACCACCTCTAACAGGTAGGTAGTAATCCTCCAACATATTCTGAAGATTGAATTTGAGGTTGTACTCACCCGTTGACTCATCTACATAAGGAACTTTCTTCATTTGGTCGATGATGTTCTGCATATAGGTATCAACTTCTGCAGGTGGTATGTTACCAATATCAATCTTAAAGATTCTCTTTTCGGGCGCTCTCATAATCCTATGAATCATCATAGCATCTTCCATCAAAATCAACTGCTTCCAAGTCTTTCTTGCACCTTCTAAAAGTGAACGACCATAAGGTAGGAAGTTTGTATCAGTTAATAATCTAAAATGTGCTACTTGGAATGAGTCTAAGAATTTTGTATTGTTTCTCTGTGAGATTGCGTTTGTGTTTTGTTCTTCGACCTCAAATCTTACTGAATATGGGTTGTCTAAATCATATCCCTCCTCTCTTCTAGTTTCATATGCGGAGAGTGGTTGTGCGTTTACAATTCCTAATTCATCATCAATGTCTAAGTAAAGATAGTAGTCACCATATTTGTTCATACCCCTTACCCAAGACCAAAGATTGAATTCTATGTTCAATACATCATAGAATAAGTTATGTAGGGTCTTCTTTAATTTCTCATCAGATGAGTTGATTCTGAGTACATCACCCATATCATTTTTAAGTGTACACTCATCCGAATAGATATCCAACACAGAAGAGATAATGGAATCTTTATCCATTGCTTCATAATCAGTATACAACTCTAACTTATTAGAATGGTAATTGAATCTTTCGTTGTATGTCTGCCAATTCTTTCTTGAATTAGAACCATGCAATCTACCATATCTATCATAATATGCAGAACCTCTTCTGTTACCATCACCCTGTAGTCTTGATGAATCGACTACCTTTAATTTATCTTTACCGACTCTTCTAACAACTACTTGAGTTGAGAATAATCGTCTTAGTCTACCAAATAATGAAGTATCTGCCATAATAGTTTGTTTTTGTTACATACCCCTACAAAGTATAAATATTGAAAAAAATAGATTTACAATAACCAAGAAAGGTCTTCGTCACCTCTACCAGTTTTCATCCTCCAACTATCCTTTGCTTGTTGTGGGGTGGTTTTAAATACACCTGTGTTTTTAGAGGTTAATGATAGTGCTCGTCTATTCAATTCAATACCCTGCTGACGAAGTTTTAATGCAGTATCTCTTACCCATAGAGATGTTGAAAACGATATCACCAAATCATCGTTGTATCCCTGTTGTGCTTCTGCTCTACTTCCATTCCATATGAATGTAAACAACTCATCAATGAGTCTTTTAGAACGGATGATGGGTACTCGTTCTCTCGTATAGGTATCTAACTTTGATATCACCAATGGTCTTGTTCTACTTGTCATTGAGAATCCTGGCACCATCTGAGATTTGTCTTTTAAGTCGTATGCTTTCTGTAAGTGTATGTCTTCGTCTACATATCCGAACTCTTTGTAGGAGTAGTATAGATTTTTGTAGTTTCTGTCTATTGCTTCTTGGATTACAGCCCAACCAATGTTTGCGTTTTCAATCACTAACAGAGCATCATTCCATTCGGTTGCTACATTGACCAACATATTACCATAATGTTTGGTTTCAATCTTACCTTTGTACTCTGCTACTTGTTCAACATTCTCAACATCGATTACATGAAATGCTGAATAGTCAGCACCATCACCTCTAGCTACATCCGCTACAACAATATAGTCTTTTGTATAATTTGGGTGTTGCCACATCCAATAGTTTCCATCAAATCCACCAGTTGCTATAGGTTCTTGTACATGAGTTTCCTCATACCACTTTAGTAACTGACCATCGACTACGGTGTAACCAGATGATATGAAGTCACAATCACATTCTTGTGCTGCCATCTTCTCACCCAACAACTGAGTCTGTTCTTTTCTCCACTTCTCGTTTCTTTCAGGATGTACACTCCAATGTAGTTTGATTGGATTCCAACCATCGCTTTCTTCTCCCTTCAACCAAGTTTTATGGAAGAAATTACCAACACCATTTGGAGTTGATAATACGATAGCCTTTCCACCAGTTGAAAGTGTTGATTGAGCAGCTGCCCATATCTCATCAATACCTTTGATGAATCCAGCCTCATCAATAATCAACATTGATAAGGCTTCAGAACGACCTGCATCACCACTTGCTGATGTTGCTTTGATTGTCGAACCATTCTTTAGTCGTAAAGATAGTTTATTATCTTCTTCAGTATCACCTCTCAACCAACTTGGTAGGTTTTCATGCATATACCTAACTTTAGTAACCAAGTTTTTGGCTACCTCTTGTTTTGTTGCAATAACCAACACATTTTTATCTTCGTGGAATAACATCAACCACAAAGAATATCCAGCTGAAAGGGTTGAGATTCCTAACTGACGAGATTTTAGGATAACATTGAAACGATGTTTGTTGAACTCATCCATAACATCTTCTTGGAACTCAAATAAGTTAAAAAGAATCTTACCTCTCTTTGGGTGTTGGATGTAACAATACTTTTTGAAGAAGTATACTGGGTCTTTAGCACATTTTATGTACTCTTCACTAATAAGTTCTTTTATAGATTTAGCCATAGGAACTTCTTCGTTTCTATTTTCCACAAAACTCTACCCGAAAAGGTTGTGTTAAGTTGATTATCCAGCCCAACCCCCAATCCGTAAGACAATCCTTTGTTAGAACGATATAAAGCTTCCAATCCTAAATAATTACTACCTACACCGCCACCCAAATAGAACTCATTTGGATTTAGAATCTCAGTTCTATCGATCGTTATGGTTCTTTGTAAGATGTTAGGGTGAACTACTCTACTATGAATCTTATTTTCTGTAATAGTGTCCTCCACTACTATAGTTCCTAATGTATCCAACCCTAAAGTGTCACTATAGTAATATTTTGCGAAGTAGTCATCAAGTATTGCTGATGTATCTACATTAACATCTACCGTATCCCATTTGGTTCTCCATCTGGTCTTCCATTTTGGTTGGTAAACGATACTATCTACTTTGATGGTATCCCATTTTGTAATTTTGTTCTCAATAATGATTGGGTCTGGTGGTGATTGTATAAAGAACTTATACAATGCCAGAAATAACAAAACCACAATTAGTATGTTCTTTATATCTCTAAAGAATCTGTTCATTATTTTTTGTGGTACAACTGATATACTTTGTTTACCAAATTAGTCTTTGTAAGAGATGAGTCAAAGTCAGTATCAAAATCAGATTTCGCTAATTTAATCAACTCCCCCTTCTTCATAGTTCTCAAAGAACTCTTTGTTACTTTTTTCTTTTTGATAACTACCTTTGGTTTTGGTTCTTCAATAGTAAGTTTGGCCTCTTTTTGACCTCTGTTCATTGCGATGATAATAATCGCTATAGTAGCGATAACGGCTACCGTTGAAATAACTAATGTTGCTGTCATAATATTCATTTTATTGTTTATCAGTAATAAATATGTAAAAATAATTACACATTACCATTTTCTACAAGACCAATATCTTGCTTTCCATCTTGGGCCTGGCGAATCACAATTCATTCTTGACCTAAATGACTTACGAGCATCTGGATTATCTTTTTTGATGGTCATTCCTTTCTGTCCAAAGTTTACCTTTACAACATTACCTTTGTCGTTCTTTACATACACTTTGAATTTCTTAACATCACCTTGCATAATCTTACCAAGCTTTACATCTCTACCTTGATACTCTGCTTCGTTGATGTCAGCTTTATATTCTTTGATAAAGTTCTGAAAGTCTTTCATCTCTTCGATTGTTTCCACATCGTATTCATCAACTACTTCGTTCTTTTGTTTATGTAGTTTAATAGCCTCTACTGGGTCTAAAAGAAGGTCATCTTCAATCATCTTCATAATTTCTTTTTTATGCTTTTTGAAATATGCTTTATCTTCTGATGATACTTTAGCTTCGTTTACTGATTCTAAAACCATTTTCTGAAGAACTTTATACATTTTTTCTTTAGTTTTTGAATCTGTAGATTGTAAATTCTTTTTATATCTACCATACATAAACTTTTCCCAATCTTTTTCTGTCATTCCACCTGTTGAGAATTGAACATAATCTACTAAATCATAAACTCTTTTATCGGGAGACGCTATTATTCTTTTAAACTCAGCTTCTTCTCTTTTCCATTTATCTGTAAATGTATTAGCTTCATTTACTGATTCGTTTTTTCTTATTTGTTTAGAGCTTAATTTTTTGTTTGGTTTTCCTCCCCACATTTTTATTAACATATCTCTTTGTGGTGATGGCTTTAATCTATTCCACCTATCTATCCAATGTTGTCTTTCATCTTTACTCATAGGTGGAATAGCTTTCCGTTTTGGTGACTTCATTGCCTTACTGAGTAACTTCATCATTTCTACTTCGTCTCTACCTTCGTTTACTGATTCTTTGAATAGTTTCTCTGCAGCTTTGGTGTCTTTTAATTTTACCCAATCTCCATTTTTTACCAATTTTTTAAATTGATTGACACTAACTCCATAGTTAATATTATCTTTAGATTGGACAGTTATCATATTACCACTTACACTAGTCACCATAAGTATAGTATCTTTCAAGTTATCACGAAAGTAACTATACAATATTTTTAGAGGAGTTCTTCTAACTTCGTTTACTGATTGTTTATTTGATGTAGTGATACCACTATATTCTTCGTGCTCTCTGAGTGATGTAAACCAAGCTTTAACATTCCTTAAAGCACCTTTAGTACCTTTTCGGTTAGCCGCTTGCCATTGTTTGTAGTACTTTTTATTTAACTTATTAAATATTTTTTTTATTTCTTTTGGGCTACCAAATTCTGGTACACCTTCAAATCCCAACCAAAGAACAGGGTCTTCCATAATCTTAGATACAAATGATTTTGGTATTTCTTTATATTTTCCAAGTTCACTTACCTTACCAACTCCTTTTCTATTCATAATAAAACGCTTATCATCCTCTGGATTATCAGGAATTGCTAAATATGCTTCTTTGTAATAATCCCAAACTTTTTTACTATTTTCTACTTGTGGCCAAGCATTACTATGAGCATCATAAGACCAATCTACATAAGCTTGTTTTTGTTTATAACCTATCCTAACTGAAAATGATTGTTGTGATACACCAAGGGGTGATGAAATTTCTCCAGTAAAGAAGGCCAGTATATAGTCTTTGCTTCGAGTATCCTCTAAAATATGGTAATGCTCTCTTATACTTCCGACTCGTATAAGTTTAAAAGTTTTACCAAATTGCTTTTTCATAGCAAAAGGATCAGATTTTTCAAAGAAAGTTTTAATCGCTGATGTAATTTCACTTTGTAAATCAGTTCTATCGAAACTTATTCTCGTACCATCACCACGGTTCTTTTTTGAAAATTTAATTAGATCATCAGTAGACATACCGTCTGCTTTTGATTTATAGATAAAGCCTGGAGTTAGCCACTCATTTAGAAAATCTTCGGATAAATCTATTGCCCACCTATGTTCGTTTACTGATTCTTTCTTTTTTGTTCTCCAACCACCACCTGCTGCTTTGTATTGTTTTGCAGCCCATGCGTTTGCGTAAGCCGATGGATATACATCAAATTTCTTTTTGGCTTGTGATTTGTAGTAAGACCACTTTGATGGGTCAGTTGGAACATTCTCTTCGGTAAGTTCCAACACTCTTTCTTCTAACCCTTTTTCTTTTACGACTTTTTCGATTGTGTCAACATGACCTTGGATATAGTTGTGTTCTTCTTCCAACCCCATCATCTCTGCCAACTTCATAATGTTTTTAGCCAAATTCTTAGCTACCATTACATAATCTTTTTCAGGATTGTACCCATCTCTCTGAATATGTTTTTCAACAAAGTAGAGTGCATCTTGCAACATAGCACTTCTTTGTGCCATACCCATATCTACACCTTTTGATTCAATGTCTTTGTATAATGAGATTGCGCCTGGACATACGTGAAAGTATTTCGTTTGGTATTCACCAACTTTTATCTCATTTGAACCACCCTCATCTTCCATTACCTCACTTATGAACTGAGACACAAATTCATTGTAGAATGATTCGTTAAGTTGTTTATCACTTGACTTCATAGTGTTTTCCTTTAATCCTTTAAAATAATTATGTAGTTTTATGTTTTCTTCTTCTGCTTCTTGTTGTACAACATCAAAGTTTGGAACGATGATATAAGATGGTTTTGATGATTTACCAACCAATATAACTTCAGATTCTATATTTGCACTAAGTAAGTTACTAAATATAGGATTCATAATCATATTTGGATGTGTATCTTTGAATACTAAAATAACAGGAACTAAAGTATCTCCTTTTCCTTGTAACGACTTTAGTATGTTTCGTTCCCACATTCCCCGTATCCCTTTCCATGCATAGTCTAATGCAAAATTTAGAGCCAAATCTGCTGTAGGGGTTACTGATGTAAATCCTTTAGATGATTTAGGTTTCCATACATATGATGATTTTGTTTGTATTGCACCATCGAAGTCCAACCCATCATACTTCTTCCACCCACCTAATTTAATTAGATGTGATAGTGGAAGTAATGTACCTCTGAAGAAATCATTGTTTTCGTATTCACTCCGACCCATTGTTGGGTTCAGTACATTAGGAAATTTACTCTTTAATTTGAGTAGTTCACCAAACAACTTTGTTAGTTCTGCTGGTGACTTTTCATCATCATACCATTTTTTTAATAAAGTTAATGCTTTGTTTTCATCATCAGTATTAGGTTCGTCATTTGGAATAAGCTTTTTCCAATTCGGATTATATCTACGATTGGGTAGATTTTGTCCGAAGAGTTCTTTCCCATAGTCTAATTCTGATATAGGTGATTTCATTTTAGTTTATGTAAGATGTCAGTTCGTAAGATCCGCCTGGCATACCATACAATGAAATTTGTAACATCTTTCTTTGTGGCTTACCCTTTTTCAATAACCCAATTGTGAATGAATGTGTCTTACCCTTACCGGGTCGTAGACGACCATAACTACCACCTGTTGCTATTTTGGACTGCCAATCATCTTCATCAATTTCGAATCCTCTCTTCTCAGCCATTTCCCTTGCTGCGTCTGCTGCGGCGGATGCTGTTTTGTAATAATCGTCTGCTTCGTTCAATTGTGATTTAACACTTTGAATCTGTTCCATCATCAGCTTTCTGTTGTTTTCAATATTTGCCATTATAGTCCTTACTTTAATTTTTTGACTATGGAGTATTTATCAATTTTAACCCCATACCCATTACCTTGTGTGTGCCCATAGTCGGGCTCCATTGGTAGTTTCAATTTATTCTCAATTGCTTTTGCAATAAGAGCACCAATAGCTTGGTCATTACCACCTCTATTAACAATTGCCGTTTGTAATTTATCTGAATCTTTTGATGATTTTGGTATTGCGATAAAGTCTGACTCTGACATTTTATCAGTTGATGGTATAACCGTGAATTCAACTGTATATCTTTCACCACCTGCTTTTAAATTTATTTTCATCTTATGCTCCTGTTTTCGCATTAGTGGGTGCTTTACCTTTACTTCTGTTACCACCCTTTTTAGAATCACCACTTTTCTTTTGTGCAGCTCTTTTTCTCCTTACGAATGCGGCTCTACCCTTTGGCCCTAACTTATTAGCTTTTTCTTGTGATAGACAGGCTGCGTATGCACCACCTTCTTTACCATCACCACACTTACCTAACTTCTGACCATCAGAACCATATCTGTCCCATCCTCCACCAGAAGAAGTACCAGTCTTTCCTTTACCGAACCACTTTCTTAAATCTTCATTCATAAGATTGTCATTAGTAAGAATCTCATATACATCTGATTTGACATACTCTAATGCCAAAAACTCTTCTACACCATCATTGATGTAGTCTTCATACATTGATTGTATGTCTTCTCTTATACTATTCATCTTTCTTACCCCAAATCTTATCTGCCGATGCCAATCCCAATGCACCAAAAGCAAGTGCTGCGACTGCTTGGATTAGGGTTGGTGCTGGTGCGATGTGTTCTTCTGTAAATTGATTGGCGAATAATGTTATACATAATGATAACCCAGCTACAATGCCAATAAACCTTTTAGATGAAGGAGTACCCTTCTCATCCTTTAATAGTCCTGAAAACCAACTAAACAGTTTCTTCATTTTCTTCTCCTTTGAGTTTATTTATGAAGTTTTCTTTGAACTTCGTAAACCCATCGTCAATTCGTTTTTCAATTTCTTCTTCAGATAACCCATCCCACTCTTCTATAGAACCATCCTCATTGATGAATGATGCTTTGATGGTTGATTTCAGAACTTCTTTTTCTATTTCTGCCTCTTTCAACCAAGCTTCGGCATTACTTAACAATTTCTTCCTCTCGTACTCTTGATATTCGTTTTTTAGTTTAAGGTCATGTTCCATTTCTGTAACACATCCCAAACACATACCATGATACGACTTCATTTTCAAATCTGCAGATCCTGGCTCTGTACAATCACAGACCTCTTTCCTACAATTTGGAAACGATTTCAACTCTTCTCTGAGTTTGGCCAGTTTCCCTACCTTTACTTTGTAACCTTTTCGTTGTTCCCATTTCTGACCACTATCATCAGTCCAAACTTCTCCAACTTTTCGTCTTACAACTTCTTTTGTATCAAAATCAACAGTCTTTTTGGTTTGGGTTTTGTGTTTACCCTCCAACATTTCACTAACTGCTTTGATATTCTTTAATTTACCCATAACTTATTGTTTAGTATAAATATACTTAAAAGTACATTAACCCTAAAATTTGATTCAATGATGCAAATGCACCTGTGAGTTTGTAGGTGTTCCCTTTGTACACAAATACGATACCTTCGTTTGGTACAATCTTATCTTTACCACCCACAACTGATAATCTTTCCAATTCCATTCTCAGTTTTTCAATCTTTTTAGGGTCACCACTCTTCTGTACATCTTTGATTGTGGTATCCAATCTCTTTTTCATATCTCTGATTGCTTTATCAGGATTTACGGTGATTACAGAACTCATAAATGATAGAACTTCCGCACCTACACCCAAGAAAATGTCTTCGAACTTTCTAAGATTGTCTTTAGCCATCTTAGAGTGGTCTTGTTTATCTGTTTTCTTTGCCCAATCCAATACATCTGAATCTGTGATGTTCTTTTTATCCAATCTAAACCCTTTGTCAAAGAATGCCCATCTCTTTACCAACCCCATCTTTGCTTTATTGTCTAATTGTGATGGTGAGTTTTTCTCAATCCAATCTTCCCACCAAGCTTGATGGTAATCTGCAACTCCATCTGAGTCTTTCAGTTTAAATTCACTCTGAATCTTTTTCAGTTGACCCTCAAACTTACTTTGTAGGGATGAAAGGTTTTTACTCTTTGGTAATTCGGTTACAGGTGGGCCTTGAATGGTGTAATTACTTTGAACATCTTTGTTGATTTGTTTAATCATACCAGCTAACATTCTAGCTGAAGATGTATCTGCACCAATTGCTTTACCATTCTCATCATAGTCCATTGTTCCGTGGAATATTAGGAGTGGTTGTCCATAAGGAATCACATTTACTGATGTTGGATAGATAACTTCTAAGTTCATAAATGAAGAACCTTGTTTGAATACCTTATCTCTTTGTGCTTTAGACAACCCTTTGATTGCATCTGATAAATCTTTCATAGCAAAGTTGTATGCATCTGTCAATCCACCTCTTCCTTGGAATTTAGATGCCACCCCACTAATGTCTAATGCATTTTCACCACTATTTTTTAGGTGTCCTTTGTTTCTGGCAGCGATTAACCCTCTGTCATCTCTCCAACTAATGGCTAGTGCTTGTCCATCCGTTTTCTCTCTTGCGAATTCTAAGTTACCATTGAGTGCATTTCTGATAATGGTTTTTAAATCACCAAAGGTAAGGTTCATCTCAATATCGAATGGGTGATTCATATGACCATATGCACCACCTTCCATAATCAAACCTTCTTTCAACTTCTGTTTTGGAGATGTTTCTTTTGATGGTGCTTCTTTAGTATCTTCAACGCCCTCTTCTGCATCTAAGAAGTCAATTAACTTATATCCAACTGCAGTAGCCACATTACGGATATGGTCTGCCCAAATTTTATATGCTTCATTACCTTTAAAATCCACATATCGTTGTGATTGTGCATCTAATCCATCAACACCTGATGGAAAGTATGATACAGGATATTTGTCTTCGATACCTCTTGCATCGTCTGCATAAATTGAGTCTTCGTCAGTTCCTAAAATATAATCAACAACTTCCCAACCTAATGCTTCTGCAGCGTCATCACCAATTTTCTTATATGTCTTTGAGTTACCATATGTGAATCCTGGCCCATCATCTACACCTTGTGAGTTACCACCGATTGAAACTCTAGTGGTAGATGACTCATCAATCTTTCTCAACTCATCACCCTTAGAACCAATACCAGATGTGACATAATCATCAGTTTCAATTGGTTCTTTCAATGCTTTGTTGGGTTCTACTCTTTTAACAACTGCGAATGCTGCCTTATCTGAATCAACAGAATCTTTTGAGTAAATGTAATCTGCCTCTGGAAAATGCATTTGTTCATAACCACCTCTATCAAACCAAGGTTCAGGTTTTCCAGAGTTAGTTCCCAATTTTCTTTTGTATCCACCAGGAAGATATCCAGTTTCAGGTTCTCCGGGATCTGCATAATACCCACCTGCTTCTTTGATAACATCATTCATATCAAATGTAGATAAGAACCTTTCCATCTTACCATAGATTTTTGTTAATCTATCAGTTATGAATTTGAAAATCTTCGGGTCGAACTTACCATTGTATACTTGCTTAAATCCTGCTTTCTTTTGGTCTTCAGTTCCTTTTGATAGTAACTCTCTTGCTTTAGTTCCACTCATTCCACCTCCACCTGATGGAGTTACATATACATAACCTTGTTCTTCGTACCCCTTTTCAATTTTGTCAGGATGGTATGGTTGAAAGTATTTACCTTTTAATCTGTATCTGTCTTTCTCACCAACGACCGTTATGAATGCAGTTGTGTCTTTGTCAAACTTACCAATGATTTCTTTGGGAGCGTATGGATTTTTGATTTGTACGATTTTGTTTGATGGAATACCAAACATCTTCATCATAATCATTTTCTTTTCTTTGAATTTGAATGGTGACTTAATCTTATCGGTTTTGTCTGATGTTCCGATATAGACATTATCTTTTCCAAATCGTTTTACCAAATGTTGGTATGAGTCATAGTGACCTCTGTGAAATGGTTGGAATCTACCTGCGTAGACTACCACTTCTTTTTTGATGTCTTCGGTTAAGATTTCTTTAACCCATTGTTTTATTAGTTCTCCCATAATAATAAGTATCTTATTTTAGTGTTTTACTAACCAATTTCCGGTAGTGATGGAGCTGTATCTGAATATTTAGATGAGAAGTCTCCACCATATTCTCTTGTTGAGATAATCGAAATGTTTTTAATATAAGATGTATTAGTAGTACTATTTTGTAATGTAACTCTAACTCTACAAAGTCTACCTTGCAATTCGGCTGGTATGTCCACTATGTAGTTAGACTCTTCAGGCCCATATGTAAGTCCGGTC